TCATCATCATCGAAAATCTTGAATGTGTACGCGAATACAGTGGTCGAGCCATCGCCCGTGTAGCTGTTCCGTGTGGTGGTGCTGCTTACTGTCATGTCTTACTCCTTAGAGCCTTTATACCTTATTTCAACTGGGCGCGAAAGGTTCCGTTACTCGACCAGAGCTTCGCTGTACTCAAGTCCAGATTTAGCTATTTCAATCATTGACAAATAGAGCTGGTCAATCATCTGACGTTTTTCTTCTGGCGTTGCTGGCCCTGCATGAATCAGACGGATTGCCTTGCTAATATTCGACATAGACTCCCTGTATCCAAGCAACGGAATTAGATTCAAGTCTGTTTCAGAAAGAATTTTGCTGGCCTCTTGCATACGGCCTTCCGTCTGTAACTTCTTAATAGTCGCCATCCGGCCTGAAATCTTGTCGTATTGACGATAAAAATCCTCTATGTATTGAGAGCTTCCTGTTGGCTTGCGAACAAGAAACGCTCTGATTATAGGCAAATCTTCCAGTGTTTTTGCAGGCTTTGTCGGCTCGACAACAAGACCAGACTCAACTAAAGCCTTATCCGCTGTCTCTATTGCATATCTTCCTAAAGTTCCTGTCCAAGATTTTATTAGATGGTCAACCTTTTGTGGGCTACTTGGCCCGTATCCAAACGTAATCTCGTTCAAAACTTTACCAAGCGCTTTTGCCGTGGCGCTGGTGTACTGGTCGTATTGAAACTCTGGAAGCATATTTTCCATGCCGCGTGAGACAATTGGCCTGTCTGTAAAAAAGTTCTTATTAGCCTTGAACTCAACGAATGGTTTGGCAAAATCTGGTATTGGCCCCATACTTAGCGCTGCATCTTTTGCAAACTCTCCAAAAAATCTACCAAGATGCCCAGGGTCTTTGGTTTCAACAAAGTCCATCATGTATTCAGTGCCAGTGCCGAACAACAGGCCCAGTTCAAACGGCTTTGGTATACGCCAAACATGATAATTCTCAGGTTCGTCTACTGTGCCATCGCCTGTTATAAAAATCCAAAACAAATCCTTTTGCCAACGTGGAAGTTGTTTGTAACGCGGGTCATCGTGGTTTTTGTACCAAAGCAACATGCTTGGCAGTGTGATGTAAGCAAATATCTTGGCTGATGTTTCTAACGGGCGTTTCTGGAATGACTCATATATCTTTGCATAGCCTTGAACACGAGCATTAAAAAATGCTGAAATCATGTTCAACGCCTGCATTTGTGTTCCCATCTTCGAAAAGTCGATGGTGATGTCACGGCTTTCAAAGCCTGCCTTTTCAATAATATCTCTATCAGTCAGTTGTTGGCGGCGCTTCATCTGGTTAAATGCAATTTTGTACTGACCAATCCGTCCAGAGCTTTCAAAAAACTCAGAAGCAATTCGCAAAGCTTCTAAAGGATTTGTCACTAGATTGCGAACTTTGCCCCTTGTGAGGTAGCGCTTCATATCTTGCCTAAAATAGTTTCTATCGAAACTAACAAGCATAGATTGCATAGCGCCTGACTTTGTCCACTCCTGATATAAGTTGTCCTTTCGTATCATGTGCCAAAAGCCCATGGCGTTGTGGTAAAAAGGAATGAACCCTCTATCGCTAACGATAGCGGCTGTCAAAGCATCTCTTTGCAAGTTGCGTATCATAAAATCAGGTGCAAGAGTTGCGCCTGCCCTAAGAAGCCTTGAGGGGGTGCCAAGAAACCGCAAAAACATATTCGATTGGTAGTTGTTCATATCACGCAAAGCGGATGCAATCTCTTCGCCAACTTGCCAGACTTCTCGTTTGCCGTTTCTAAATATGGCAATTTCATTATTGCTAACGACTTGGCCGTTCCTGCGAAACACTGTCATACCGTCAGCAAACTCAGGCTTGATTGGTCCATCAAAAGCAGCTTGCAACTCTTCTGGTGTAATCTTTGTTCCTCGCACACGAGCCGGCATCTTTTTAACATTCGGAAATGCGTCTGGTAGTTTTTCAACCATTTCAATAAAGCTAGTGTAAGCCTTGTTGCGTTCAGCAATTGCAATGTGATGCAAAGCGTTCAAATGTACGCTTTCAATAGGGTTAACTATCTTACGCTCACTGCCTTTGAATTTTTTAAACGGATTGCGAACAGCAGAACTAAAGTTATCGCCAGTCATTGACACTGCTTCATCAAGAACCCGATAGAACGGAACATAGTCTCTGTTTGCCTCTATCATAGCATCGCGGACTTGCTTGCTAATAACGCCGCTGTCTACAAGATATTGGACTGTTCTGTTTTGGAACTCCACCATTTCTCTAAAAGTGGACTCATACCGTCCACCAAGTTCAGACACTGTTGCCCGTGCTGCTTCAATTGGGATGCCAGTCTCCTTGCCCTGCTCTGATTTTTCTAAAGCTCTTTTAGAAACGGCGTAAGCAGTAAAATCCTTAAAGTCACGCTCAGTCTTAATGTCCCTCAAAACCTCCAAAAGACCTGGGCCGTTCTTTTGCAAAGTGGCAAAGTCCAACGTGCCGTATTGCAACGTATACATTCCACGACCAATCATTCCAGGCTGCAACCGCATTTGTGTGTACGGTGTCATTGTTGTTTCAAATGTACCACCTGAACGCTCGTAGTTTCGGACCGCTTTTAAAACAGGATGAAGCCTGTCAATATAACTAGTGACAAACTTAGACTTCACATCAGATAACGCCTCACGAGGGGCTGGCACCTCAAACTCAACACGGTTTATCACAGTATTTACTGCATCCGTTGCCGGAACCTCGACAGGTTGAGGCTCTCTTCTGGAAAACTCAACAGCGTCTCGTGGCTCAAGACCGCTTTCACGGGCCTCGTTATATCTCTCTACATTAAGCTCTGGCCTTACTATGTTTTGGGCATCTTCTGGTCGAAACTCGTAGTTTACCTCTGGAGTAGCTCGTTTAGGATTGGAATCTTGGCGAAAAGGTTGAGCGCGGTCAGTGGGCAAAGGCTCATCACGGAACTTTTTAATGTTATCACTTGCCAAATCCTCACGCATACGTTCGCTAAGAACAACTTCTTGCATAACCTCTGGCGTGGATTTTTGAGTAGTTTTTACGCGGTCAGTGACCATCTTGGTTGCTTTTGCACTACCCTCAAGGCCACCAAACGTAGCCAAGACGAGAGCAGTGTTTATAAGTTCGTCTGAGGTCGGCAACTGCCCCTCAATTAATGCTCCAACACCTGTAAATGCGGCGTATTGCGTTGCGTACTTGCCGGTCAAGGTCTTTGCCCCTAACCACCCAGGAGCCGCAACACCAACACCAAGGGTAGCGCCTGATTTCATGCCTTCTTTAAAGCCGTGTTCAATAAAGGAGTTCCACCAATCTTGCCAGCTATTAACTTCACCACGCTGCAAGGCATCAATGTACATTGACTTGATGCTTTCATTAACAAATCCAGCAGCAAAACCGCCTGCAAAAACATTGCCCCCTGTAGTGCTTGTTCCAGCAATTGCAGACGGAACAAATACGGGCAAATCTGCACCAATGTTTGTGACGCTTTCAAACCAGCGCTCTAAATGCCCAGTATCTTCCGGCTCTGGGGAGAGGGCTTTAGCCGCATCAAAGCCAATCTCCCCTCTGCTGTGGTACTGAATAGCTAGGTTAATAGTAGACTTGCCAAGCCCTCTATCCCAATACTCTCCCCACTCTGCCTTTTCCCCGACAGACCACTCCTTAACCTCTCGGATAACATCTTGCCAATAAGATTGTATCTCTCTTGCACCGGATACAGGTTTGCCAAATTCTTTTTCAGCAAACTCAAATGCCTGCCCCTCTGTCAAAAAAGGAAGTGGGGCAACAGGTGCTTCTTGCTGTTCTGGCTCTGCCACAACCGCTTCAGGCTCTGCTGTGGCTGGCTCTGCTGACACTTGGGCAACATCATCAGGAGGCTGCGAAATGGTGCGCTTTATTTCAGGGTCTTCCTCTGTTGGAAACGTAGAGGGTACAGACTGGCCTAATTCAGCGCTTATTTCTTCTGCACTAAACCCAGCGCTGCTTAACACAGACACTCTTTCTCTTGTATAGGATTCTATTTCCTCTTGAGAAAACCCAGCGCCCTGCAGGGATTGAAGCTCTTCATAAAGGGCCATTAGCGTTGAGCCTCTAAAAGTTTTCTGTATATTGGGGCTTTCGGTCCGGTTGCCCAATTTAAATAGTCGTCACTTCCCAAATACTCTTGTACGCCGCGATTACCCCTTGGCGGCGGTGCGACATCTTGCAATTTAGGCGTATCTGTATTTGCATCAAGTGAGGCTTTAATTTCTTCCATTATTAATCGAGGAGATGGAGTCCACTCTTCATCTACTCTTATGAGAAAATCCCTTGAACGCGGATTGAGCAAATCTTTTGCTTCTTTGCCAGCATCAAGTTCTCTAAAAAATCTTTCACGCATTTGCATTTTGAAGTCATAGAATCTTGACTCAGAATTTATGTTCAATCTGGCAAATACTGGGTCGCCCATAATTACATTTTTGTAACCACTTACGAAGTCATTGAAAAGTTGTAAGTTTCTTGTTTCTTGAGCGCGGTCCGCTGATTCGGCTTGCCTTACAGAATTAGATATATACCTTTCCATTTCGCCGACATCGCCGTCAGAGAAATCTTTACCCTGCCTTTCAATAATACTTAAACCAGCCCCGTTATTTGCTGCCTTAACCTCTGGTGGGTCGCTTGGAACAACAAACCTTTGAGTAACACTTTTGATTTCATCTTGGTAAATTTTAGCAGTGGTTTCTCGATATATTATTGGCTTACTATCAGTCAACAACTCGCCTCTAGCTCTCCTGCCTACCAAATCGACAAGTTGCTCACGAAGTTTTTCACCGTCTAAGCCCACAAATTCCAAGTTGCGAACTTGAGCAACGCTCAAATCGCCGGCTAATATTTTTTCTTTGCTATCTGTGTAAATGCTTTCATTGGTATCACGCTCATCTTTATCTTTTTTGTTTTGGTTAAAGCTAACTTGATTCCGCGCTTGGGTCAGTCTGTTTGACCAAGCTGTTTCAACTTTGTTTTTGTCCTCTTGACTAAGCGTTTCCCACTCCGCTTCTAACGCTGTATCTCCACCAAAATTTCCACCCCTTGCGTTCTCAACCAAATATTCAAGCGCCTCTATTGTGTCAAAATCCGTGTCTCCAACATTCTCTATTGGGATATAAGCAGCAAATCTTGCAACAAGCTCTGTATCAAGCTCTGCTCTTCTGGTTTTCACCATCCCCCTCAGAACATTTTTTGCAGGCTCTGGCAAATCCAAATCAGGCAAACCAGACTCTAATTTGTCTAGTTGTGATGAGTCGGCGCCAGATATTAGGTCTGCATAGTTAGACCTAACATTATTTTCTCTAATGCTTCTAATTTCTTTTTGTATAGAGATTGGATTGTAAGTGGTAGGCAATCCAGCTTCAGCATTGGATTTTGCTGAATCCAAAAGAAGGTCTTCAGTAAATTTAAAGCGTGGGTCGTTGGGAGTGTACTTTCGTAAAGTTTCAAACCCAGCAAGTGTATCAGCGTCTGCCGCCCTTGCTGATGCCGACACACCTCTCTTGTAAGCTTGTTGTTTTGCGTCAAGCCCACCTTCTAAAAACACCTTACTTAAACTGTTGGAAACAAACTCTTGTGTGCTTTTTTTATATCCTTTTTGAGCAATTCTATCTGTAATAGATTTTTGAAGCTCCGAAAATCCTGTCTGCGCATCCTCTACATTTGTTGATTTGTCTTCCATAATCCAAGTTGTTACTTCGTCATATGCTTGAGCATACTCCTCTCTTGCAATACGCTTGTTTTCGCGGTCCTTTTCAGCCATGCCAAAGTTAAACGCAACTTGTCCAGCCGCATCAGCAAAGCCTGCTAATGCGCGGCCAGGTGCTTCAAATGCACCAGACTGGGCGCGTGGCCCTAATGTGCCAGCAGCCATCTGCACAGATGGTCCTGCTCCTTGATTGTACAATGGAATTTTAGGCATATTTTACCCCAGTAGCGTTGCGGCTTTTTCACCGCCTGTAAGAAGTGATTGGTACGCTTGAGTTTGCAGCGCCTTTGACCTTGCCCTGCCTGTTGCCCTAGACATTGCGGCCTCAGAAACTTTTGCTACCTCCTCAACCTCACCGGCATATTGTATCCTCAAAGCATCTAATTCAGTATTAAAATAGGCATCGGCCAATGCTTGCATAGGGCTACCGGACATCTCTACGCCAGAAGCCGCCGTTTGAACAACTTGAGTAGAGCGCAATCTTTCAGAATTGCGCCGGATTGCCGCTTCCTCTGCCGCTTTACGCTGAAGTAAAAGCACACGCTCATTCTCTGCAAGTTGAGCATTATACTCACCCACACGCCGTGCAGATTTCGCCGCCTGCATATTGCCTTTGAAACTAAGGACTGAACTGCCTACTACTGCTGCGGTTGCTGGGTCCATTACGATACTCTCGCCATTCTATAATAATCTGTACCATCGGGGCCGTACTTGCGCATTAGCCCCTCGTTCTCAAATCCTAACCAACGTGCAAACCTGACTGAGCGTGGGTCCAAGGCATTTACACTTGCCTGTACCCGCTGAAGATTTGCTTCGGTCATAATAACATCAAAGAACTCATCCGCATATCTAGCAACGGTCTTTGGCATGTCATACCCATATTTGGACATAATCAGCCAGCCCTCACCGACACCACGCCACATAACATGCGCACCGCCCATGACCACAATCTTGCCGTCTTTTCTAGCAGTGAATCCAACGATATTGTTATAGTTCTCGAAGCTGGTACGCTCTGCCTGTGTCATCGCATAGTTCAGCTCAATCTCGTCAATATCGCCTCTTTGAAAATACTCAACATTAAGCATCGAATGTATTTGACCTCCGCATAATCGCAAGAATAGTCATAGGCAATGGCTGTGTCTGCTGAATAACCACCCTCGCATCGTTATCATAGCCTGACGGGAAGAATATCTCTTTATCACCGTTGTACAGCGGCACAGCCTCATCCATAGGCATACTACTGTCACGGAAGGGCAAACGGTCCAAGTTATTTACGTCAGGCCCAATCTCAGCGCCCACAGAGTTATAAAACCGTGCTGTGACGCCATGAATACGCTTTATCTTGCCCTGTGAGATGCCATCATCTGCACCAGCCTCAAGGCGCAGTGTTTCTACGATAGATGTGTAGCCATAGCCGACATGCACCTTAGATGCGCTACGGTCTAGTGTAATGCGTCCACCGCTGACTGTCTTGTCTGCATGAGCTGCGCCATCGGCCAATATGGTAACTGTCTCCCCCTCAAGGTGGTTCAAGCCACTAATTGTAGTCGTGGCGGTGCCATCATATGTAAGG